ATGGTATCCCTCTTAAATCTGGTGAGATTATTTATGCCGATATTGAGTTAGCCCCTGTATATAATGCCGATAATTCAAGAATGTTCAAATTTGAATTAATAACAAGTGAGGAAACTATTTGATTTCAAGAGGATGTCAGACTTAAGGAAATCTTCCTGCCTTCTGCTTTGATATCCTCTTGACTGCAGTTTTAAAGTGAAAATAAAATTATGCCAATTTATCGTGACCCAAGAACAATAAAAAAAGTTTCAATTTCTTCTATCCCTGAAAGTGAAGTAGAGATTTATAATACTTTTCTCTGGGGAGATTTAGAAAAAATTTATGATACTGAAGGAAATGATGTAGAGAAAGGTATAAAAATATTATGCCTTTTAATTAAAGATTGGAATATAACAAATGAAAAAGGAGAAAAATTGCCCATAAGCGAAGATACATATCAAATACTGATATTAGTAGCCTTGAACCTAAAAAAAAAATAGAGAGTTAGATTTTATTAGGAAAAGGACAAAGTATGCTTTGTGCAAAGAATTTGGCTGGACAGAAGAAGAAGTGAATAATACATCAATGTCTTTTGTCAATTTTTGTATAGAGCAGTTAAAAAATGATAATGAAAGAGATAAAAACGAATTAAATAAAATAAAAAGAAATGTTCACAGATAATTCTTTACAGTTAATTATTGGGGCAGTTGATAAGACAAAAGAAGCCTTTGATAGTATAAAGAAAAACACAGAAACATTGACGAACAAGATAGAGGCAATGAGACCAGCTTTTAAGAAGATGGCAGCAATAGGAACTGCTGGATTTGTTGCTGTTGTTGGGGGTTCTATTGCCGCTGCGACAAAAGTAGGAGAAACTGCTGATAGATTATTGGACTTAAAAGAGATAACAGGAATAAGCACACAAACATTACAAGAGTTTCAACAAGTGGCTCGAGAAGCAGGTGTATCTCAAGAAGTTCTTTCAGATGCAGCATCAGGGATTACAAGAAGATTGTCTCAATTAGAAAAAGGAGAAGGTAGAGCAGCAGAAGCGGCTGCAAGACTTGATATTGAAGTATTAAATGCAGATGGGAGCCTTAGAAGTATAGAAGGAATAATGCTTGATTCTATTGACGCAATGGGGAAGATGGAAAATGAAACAGAAAGAGCTGCAATAGCCAATGACTTATTCGGAAGACGATGGGAAGATTTAGCGCCAGTTGCTGCCTTAGGGGCTGAGGCGATAGATGAAGCAAGGCAAAGGGCGCACGAGTTAGGATTAGTTATGAGTGAAGAAGCATTAGTGGCAGCAAATGAATTTAGAAAAGGAGTAGACACTCTTAAGGCACAAGTGGGGGGTCTTACAAATGAATTTGGATTAGTAATGATACCAATACTTAAAGATTTAGTTGAAGCGATACAGCCTATAATAACAAATATAATAGAATGGGCTAAAGAAAACCCTGAATTGACACGGAATATTGTAATAGCTACTGCTGCTATTTTTGGATTACTTGCTGTTGTAGGTTTGCTTGGATTAGCTTTACCTGCAATTATAACAGGATTTACTCTATTATTTTCGCCAGTAGCTTTGATAATTGGAATAGTGGCTGCCTTAATTGCTATAGGTGTATTGCTTTATCAAAGATGGGATTGGGTTGTGTCAAGTTTAAAAAATCTTTGGTTATCTTGGCTAACAAGACTCGAGAAAGACCAGAAACGAATAGAAGGAATTTTAGACATAATTAAGAGAGCATTTACTAAGGCTTGGGAGTGGATTAAAAGAACTTTTGTTGACCCATTTTTAGAAGGACTTAATACATTATTAGCTCCCTTGACAAGAATCTGGAATATGGCAAAAGATGTTGGAGGTGCTATTAGTGGAGCAATAGGGAGAGTAGTAGTAGGTGGTGGTGCTACGAGTGTTAAGGACGCTATCATAACTCCGCAAGGCAAAGTTATTCAAACAGACCCAGCAGACTGGTTATTTGCTACTAAAAAACCTTCATCTCTTGCAGGCGGAATTACCGTTAATATCACAGGCAATACTTTTATGTCAGATAGAGAAGCAGCAGAAAAAATAGGCAATATGCTAATGGACACTTTGAAACTTCAATTTAATGTAAGATAAGATGAGCAATGTTGTAATAAAAATCAACGATGTAGATAAAACAGAATTTGTAAGTTGGGAATCTTTAAAGATAAATAGCATCCTAACTAATCAAGTTGATAGTTGTAATTTTACAATTCAAAGTTATGAGGGAAAATCTTTAAGTCCAGAAGTTGAGGACGATGTTAAAATTTATTCTGATGATACCTTAATTTTTGGTGGTAATATAAAAAGGATTGTTGAAAAGATAAGAACAGATGAATTAGTTTTGAGAGATGTTGAGTGTGCTGATTATACTCGACAGATGGACAAGATAAGCGTTGCTTTTATCTATGAAAATGAAACTGTTAATGATATTATTGCTGATTTAAAAGATAAATATTTTCCTGACTTTACTGTTAATAATGTTAGTTGCACAGTAGAGATTCCTTACATAATGTTTAATTATGAAAACCCTTCAAAATGTTTAGGCAAATTGGCTAATTTAACTGGCTATGATTGGTATGTTGATTATGAGAAAGATATTCATTTTTTTAGGAGGGGTTCTAATCCAGCGCCTTTTAATTTAACAGATGAAAGTGATAATTTTATCTTTAACTCGTTAGAATTTATCGAAGATTCAAGTCAACTTAAAAATGCTGTTTATATTAGAGGGGCAGAATTTGTGGCAGAATCCTATCCGCAAAGTATAGTATCAACTGGAACTCCTTTGGTTTATCAATTAGGGTATAAATATTCTAATCTTGTTGTAGATATAGCTGGTAGTCCAATAAGTGTTGGAATTGATAATATAGATGAAGAAGATGATTATCCTTGTTTTCACAATTTTCAAGAAAAGATAATTAGATTTAAAGATGGCACAAAACCAGCCGAAGGAGAATTGATAGGAATCAATGGTTCTCCTTATGTGCCGATTACAGTGTTCAGAACAGACAATGCTTCAATTGGTGATTATGGTGAATTTAATTATTATGAATACAATAAAGATTTACAGGATAAAGTATCTGCGGAAAAGTTTGGTGATGCTATCTTGGACACTTATAAAGACCCAGTCAAAAGAGGCAAATTTTTAACTTATGACGATGGATTAAAAGCAGGACAAGATATTACAATTCAAAGCACAATTAGAGGGATTGATGAAAGTGTTTTAATAGATAGGGTGACTACGAGATTAACTACTCCTTTTAATTTAGTTTATGAAGTTAGCTTTGTTTCCACAAAAGAATATGGTATTGTAGAGTTGTTAGCTTCATTATTCTTAAAGAGAGAAATGACAGAATACAGAACAGATGAAACAGTGTATAAAGTTTGGACTTTTGATACTGAGCAAATGACTTTATCTGATAGCACTCCTGTTTTTAAGGATGAAGAAACTGGACCGTGGTATGTTAAAAACGGAAATACTCCAGTAGGAATATGTGGCTTTTGTCAGTGCTCTTAATTTTAATTTAAAAGATTATGCCAAGAGGAATACCTAAAAATGGAATAAATAATAGATAAAATTATAAATTATAATATATGAAAATACAGGAAGAGAAAATTCAATTAAAAGGCAAGGCAATTTTTACACACAGGAAAGTTCCCAAGTGGGCTATTCCCTTTGAAAAATTAGGTTTTTATAGTTTTATAAAAAGAGTCAGTCCTATTATTCGGCAAAAAGAATATTCTAATCTTGTTTGCACAGTTGGAAAAGATACAATTGTTAATCGTTGGTGTGGAGTAGAAACAAAATCAGGAATTTTAACTTACCTTGCTTTAGGAAGTAATACTGATGCTCCTAATGCTGCTGATACTACACTTGGGACAGAAGTATATCGTAAATTATTAACTACGAGGACTAAAAATGGAACAACTTGCGAAACTTCAACTTTTATTCCTACTGGAGAAGGAAATGGGACTCACAAAGAGGTCGGTCTTTTTGGTGATGACGCAACATCTGCAGCAGATTCTGGGACGCTTTATACTCACGCCGCTATTGATGAGGAAAAAGTTGATGGCGTTTGCGTAACTATTGATTATGATATCGAAATAACTTAAAAACAATTTAATAAATAAAATAAAATTATGTATAAATGGGAAGATGGTGATGAAATCACCGCAGCAAGATTAAATAGCATTATGCCAGTTGGTTCTGTTATTACTTATACTGGTTCTGATGCTCCAAATAATTTTCTTATTTGCGATGGTCAGGCAGTATCAAGAGAAACTTACGCTGACTTGTTTGCTGTCATTAGCACAAAATACGGAGTTGGAGATGGTTCAACTACTTTCAATATACCTAACTTAAAAGGCAAGGTTCCTGTTGGATTAGATAGTGGGGATGCTGATTTTAATGATAGAGGAAAATCTGGGGGTGCGAAAACTCATTACCATACATTAAAAACATATAATCCATCACAAGGAGTTTCTGAGTACTCTAAGAATTTCGATATAGATACTGATGCTAAAAGCAACTTACAACCTTATTTAGTAATCAATTATATAATCAGATATTAAACTATGCCTAAAGAAGATATACAACATATAATAGGAGAATTACAGCAAACAATAGGGGATTTACGCCAAACAGTTGGAGAATTGAAAGGGACTAC